TACCGCTCCAGTTGCAAGTCCATTTGTGACAATTGTCTTTTCGATGTTTGCAATACCCGTTGGTAAATAATATGTAGCATTCGCAGCTGCGGTTGACCCTGTAACATAACTCACGCCATATGCGGTAAGCTTGGCGCTGGCATCTGCCGTTGTTTTACTTTCATACTGCTGAACTATGCGCCCGCCTGTATCAATATAGTTCGTTCCGTTGATTGCCAATGCCGCCCCGGAATCCATGGCAATACTGCCACCTGACTCAACGTTAAACACGCCACCGCTTTCAATTACTCCCGTGCACCCCGTTGGGATAACGAACATTTTCCCGCCCATCCTTTTGTGGACTACATTCTGATAACTTTCGTCTGCCATTTTTATCATCCTTTCTCAATGGTGTCTATCGCACCCTTAATGAGTAGGGGGCTTGCGCCCCCTTTAATCAATTGTCATCAAACTGTTCCGCTAGTGCCCACATTAACTTCATTTGCGGTTATGTCCGTGGACTGGCTTACGGGCAATACCCTTGCGCCATACTGCAAAGCCAAGACGCTATAAGCGGATTCCGTTGTTGCGACAACTACCGGTCTGACATATCTGTAAGGCGGTTTAATCATGTCGCTTGCAACCGCTGAACGGCCTGTCGATGTAGAGATTATCTCCGTGCCCGTCAGGTCAACCGCGTCACCGCCGCCGCTGGACGAACCGGATTCGATATGCATAGCTACATTTGTGCTTCCGGATGTTCCCATCTGCAAAACAAAGCAAATGGATTCGTAGCCCGTCATGTCGACAATCGCTGACGTGCTGGACGTCTCGGTATTGTATAAAACAGGTAGAGACATTTTTACATTTTTAATAAGATTCATTCTATTCACCCCTTCCTTAAGATGCAGCAAGCTTGATGCGAGCAAATGCCTCGGATTTCTTTGGCATACCATCTACTTCAAGTCTTGCAAGGAACACAGTCAGGTCATTGAGCGCTTTGAGTTCACTCAATCTCTTTATTTCAAGTGCAAGCCCGTCAGCTATCAGATAATTGCTGAAATCACCCAGTATGCCGACATAGGATGATGCTGTGAATGTCGAAGGTGCCCATGCACTTGTGTAAACAGGGAATCCGATAAGAGTAGGTATCCCGCTGGTCTGAATATTTTCATTCCAGACATAACGGCCTTCACCGTCTTTGAGTTTGTCTATCTGAGCTATTGCGTCCATGTGGAACATCCATACGGCTTTAGCCCAATAACCCTGTTTGAGTGCATATTTTGCAGCCTTCAAACCGTCGAACTGAATTGAGGTTGCAGTATTGCCGGTTGAAACGTCCCTATCGGTGTCAATACCTTTGCTCGATGCCACGAAAACACCCAGGGACATGTTGACTCCGGTGCCGTTCATGAAATCATCTTCCTCAGTCTCTGAGAACACTCTGACGATTTCTTCTCTCAGAAGTGTTTCAGGGTCGATAGCTGCTTTTCTCATAAGTGTGTTGGAGAGCATGGTGTAACCTGTTATCGGATGCGGGAACCATTCCCTGCGTCCGAATAAAGGCTCAGTCATCTGCGGGATGTCGCCGATTTCAGTACCATGTACAGCTCCGGACATTTTTGTTGTGATAGTAGGATAGCCAAGACTTCCAGCCTGCCCGACAGGTCTAACAGTTGCAAGTCTGCGGATTGCTACTGCTTCATCCATATCTTTGATGATTTCGGGTACGAATTCAGCGGGCGCCGAAATATAACCACCTGATATGTCAAGACCCACCTGCAGAGTTGTTCTCATTTCAGGAACCGCCTGACGGTATTCGTCATCCCTGCCGGTTACAATGTATTTCCTGAATGCAATTTTCCTTGCTTCCCTTTTGACCTTTTCCTCATCCTCGGGTTTTACCGGTGCCATAGACGGGACAGGAGCATTTTTGAATTCCAATTCTGCCGCTTGGAGTTCCTCTTCTCTTTTGATGTCATCCTTAATTGCCCTTGCATCTGCCATGAGCTTATCAAACTGCACTATTTCCTCCGGTGTCATGGAGCGTTTTGTATTGTCGGCTGTATCCTTTACGGCATGTGCCTGTTCAATGCTTCTCATGGCCTTGTCTTTCAACTCAGCTATATTTTTCATATAGTCACGTCCTTTCACATTAATTCGAGTTCTAATTTGACTAATTCCAGACTTTGGACAATATTGAACCGCTGCGGCTCATTGTCTTTGGCCTCTGGCGCTGCGCTCGGAATATAGCCTTTTAAAACGTCGATGCTGGCATTTATTAAATCAAGGTCTGACTTTTGTATTGGCAAACCTTGTTTAGCCCTGAATATTAAACCGGAAAGCTCATCGCAATTAATGCCCGATTTTGTGATTATGTCTCTGACCTTCGCGTCTGTGGTCGGATACGCTGGGAAGGTTACGACCGATACGTCATAAAGCGGGTCAACCTCTTTTATAGTCCGTATGGGTAACTCGCCTTTCTTTTCCTGCCATTCCTCGTCTGTTACTATAAAAGCAAACGACATTTGATTCAAGTCACCGCGCTCCATTGGAGTCATAACCATATCTCTAATTAGCTGAGTATCAGGTGGAGAGATTTCCACAGCAAGTCCGGTATCATCTTCGCTAAGAGATAGCGTCTTGCTTGTATTCCTTCCAAGTATCCAGTTTGAATCATGGTTGAATAATGCGCGTACATCCGATGTTTTTAGAGTTTTTGTGAATGCACCGGCTGCGATCTTTTCGCGGTACCACCACATGTCAGTTAAAACATCAAACACAGCTGCATGGCCTGAAATAATCGGCTGGTTTGAATCACCACGCTTTTCAACCTTGATTTCTGATAAATTGAAAAATCTTTCTTCTTTTTGCTTATTCATAATCCATCAACTCCCTTATCGCTTCATTAATGCGCTCAACCCACTTTTCAGGCGGTTTTGATGCGTTTTTTAGTATTTCTACTGACTTTTGAGTATATCTTTGTATGAATTCCTTTAAAATCTCTCTTGTTTTGTCCTCAAAATCAGGCAAAATAGGGGCATTTCTGGCTTCGCTGTAACTCAGAATCAGTGAAAACAGACTGCTTTCCATGTATTCAGGCATGCCCTTGTAGTGCTTTTCAAGCCAATTTTCAGCCTCAGGAGTGCCAATTTTACCCTCAAAACCATCTATTTCGCGTTTAAAAATACGGTCAAAGGCATCAAAAAACAGCCTTTCGTATGCTTTTTTAAGGCTGTTTGCCTGATTCGGGTCTGTTTTTGGTTTGTTTCCTGCCCCTCCAGGGTTTTCTACAAGATAATTAAGTGACTGCATGTTAGATTCAACAATATATATTTTTCCGATTTCTTCGGGCAAAGGATTCTTATTTTCTATTTCGCACCAGTCATCCCCGTTGATAACTCCGTTCCGTCTTTGTATCTGCAATCCTTCCTGTCGGCTCTTAAAATCACCTCTGAGTAAACCATCAATGAGAAATTCAGCAAACCAAGTTCTTTTCTCTTCCTCGAAAAATAGTTTCCAGTTTATAACTTGTTCCCATCTTACAAGCCAAGGCCGCAAGGAATAAATGACAAACTCAAGTCCCTGGTGCTCAATGTTGTTGTTGGTAGATTCGGTAAGTTCGGCTATTAAGTGCGGCTGTATACCGAATATTCTGGCAATTTCGTTTATACCGAATTTTCGGCTTTCAATGAATTGTGCTTGGTCGGGTGGAATGCCAATCGGAACATATTTCATTCCCTCTTCGAGTAACATTGAAGTATGACTTCTGCTTAATCCGGAATATTTTTCCTCTAAGTCCTTTTTTAAGTTGTCGTGAGCTTCAGGACTTAGCGTTTCCGGTAATTCAAATACGCCGCCTATATTTGCTCCCTGTCCGTAAAATCTAGCTGCAAATTCCTCTGTAGCTAAAGCCAATCCGACCGTTTCCATCATCATTTTTATAGGCGAATAACCCTTTAACCCGTCAAATCCCAGTCCTGGGACGTGGAATATCTCCCATGCTGCAAGTTGTCTGTCCTCACCGTCCGGAAGATGAATCTTATAAGCTAATTCCTTTGTTTTTGTCCTATATGGTTCACACCTATCAGGATGAATTGGGATTAATCCTGTTATCCTACCAGCAGGGTCGCGCTGGATGTAAGAATAGCAATTCCCCCACAAAACAAGGTGTGCCATCATCATTTCGCGCCAAGTAAACGACGTCATTTCGTCATTTGCCTGATCGTGCAGGATTCTATAGAGCCTGTGATTCGGATCACGTTCCTTCCCTTTTGGCTGCTTCCTTTTGTAAACGGGCAAAGGGAGAGAAGCTAGTGTCCCGGATAACAACTTTACACAAGCCCAAACTGCGCTTGATTGCATAGCGGTCATTTCTGTTACTTTCACACCGGTCTTTGTCGTAGTACCGCCGCCGAACATATCGATCAACCATTGTTTTGGAATTGACAAGGAATCACGTCTTTCGAGCATATTAACCAGTACACCCATCATTTCACCTTCTTCCGTTTAGGCCAGCCAAGATAAATCAAAAACAAACCAGGCATTACCAAGGCCGATGGAACATATATCATGTATAACCCTGCAGATACCATGATAATTCCGGCAAATATGCTCATGTCAGGGAGCCATGATATCAGGGTTTCAATAGATTTCTTTTTCATCATTTCACCTTCTTTCAAAGGGAAATTGGCAACAAAAAAAGCCTGCCAATACCCCTTTTATTGAGGTATAGCAGGCTTCGAGAGCTCGACGCTATAATTACTTATTCAATTAATATACTCGTATATGTCTTACACTTCCCGCATAATACCCTGATTTCCGTTTGAGTATCGGGAATAAAGTCTATTTCCGTACTGCGGACAACCAAAACGTGCCCACTTTTCAGCTCACCGAATAATTTGGGCTTTCCGTCAACGTTGCCCCGGCAACCCGGATTCATACATCGTATTTCGTTCATTTAATCACCTCACATCGTTATTATTCCACGGGTTTCATATATGGATTTCTTTTTCTTAGTTATCATGACTCTAAAGTGCGCGTTCATCAGCGCTGCAATCGGGTCTATGCATTCGAGAGACTTTTCTTTGTCAAGCATTATATTTTTATTGTGGTCTTGCTTTGTTACCGCATTACTAATAGCCCATCCCAAAATAGGATTATTGTCATGTATCAGTTTTCTTTCGGTTACCTCTGTCGAGATATTGTAAACTATGCCTTTAAAATCTTTCGTTGGATTACTTAACATGGTTATAATTTGAGGTACCTCAATCGAGACAAATTTCCTTATGTTCATTTCACCTTCAAGCCATGTTGCAAGATGTCGGTCAAAGCAGACTTCATCCCTTCTCCATCCATATTTATCATAAGTCTCAACAACATAATCAAGTATGGCTGCATACTCTATTTGCGCACCCGGGGTAACGGTCAGCCAACCTTCATTTTCCCACCGGTCAAAGGGGATTTTGTGGGAGGCTTTCAACCTTTTTTCAAAAGTTTCACGTGGCGTAAATGAATGAGACAAAACTGCTATTGTATCACCCATATCTATTTCAAATCCTACGCTTGCAAGGTCAATTCTTGTTGCAAGGTCAAGCCCTGCCGTGACCTTGTATTGTCTTCCGTTTATATCCGGGAATGGTCGTTTTAAAGTAGCTCCACATGACCTCCATTTTGCCATATCCATATAGCCTAGAGGTTTCTGGTTAATCCAGATATTTAAAGTCTTCGTGAGGAAGTCTCTCATCTTTTCAGGCTTATCAATGGCTTCCTGCAGATCTATGGCTATGGACTCTTTCCCAACGTCGGTATCGCCAATGATTGGATTGGCTTTCATTCTCGCCGCATCACTTGAAACATCGTCAACAAGCTTTCCCTCCTCGTCCATGTCAGCTTCACATATCATTACAAAGTACCGATCATTTTCAATCGGGTTGTCCGGATCCAGTATTTTTGAGACATAATCATATTCTACTGTATAACATGGATGACTTAAATCAAATCCTGCTGTCGTGATGATTGACAATAGCGGCTGTGATCTTGTTTTCATTCCGGATGCCGCAAGGTCATAATATTCTGTTGTCTCGTGAAGATGGTATTCGTCAAGCACTTCAAATTGTGGGTTAGTACCATCTCCAGATTTTTTATCATCTTTTGATAAACGCGCAAAAAATGAACCGCTTTTCTTGTGTAAAATTACTACCGCTTGCAACTCTGTATCAAATTTTGTTACAAATTTATCTTTTAATAAATCAGAGTTTTTATAAAGCCAACTTGCTTCCCCCCAAACATGACGCGTATCCGCTTTCTTAGTCGCTGCAACATAAGCTTCTGCGCGGGATTCCCCAAAGGCTGATATTTCATAAAGAGCTTGTATGGCCTTGTCCATGCTTTTTGAGTTTTTGCGCCCTACTTGTTCATATGACCTTCTAAAACGCCTTAATTTAGTTTCATTATGTACCCATCCATAGATGTTTCCGTAAACGAATTTCTCATAAATGACCGGTTCTTTTTTTTGCCCGGCCAATGGGCCTTTGCTATGTTTGAAAAGTCGCATCCAGTCAAAATATCTTTCAGCGCGTTCCTCATCGAATATCCAAGGAAAATCATTAGCCCCGATTCTGTCAAAGTCACGCAGGAATCTCATGCAAGCCCATTTATGTTTGCGACAGGCAATAATCTTGTCTGAGGTAATATCATTGCAATATTGAATTAGTTCATCTCTAAGATTCACATCACCACCTACTTATTTTTATTCGCTTTCTTTAAAACCTGGAAAAAGCCATAGTAAAAATCATACAGTTCTTTGCTGTTTTCAAAACTGTATTGTTCAATTTTAGGATTATCATTCAAATTCGACGAGGATTCCAATACATAGTAATCTCTTTCAGTCCGCATGAGTATTATTTTGCTGTGATTATTTACAACAAAACTTTCCCAACCGTACTGCTTGGATATTTCAAAAAATCTCGCAAAGTAATCATATTTTCCGCTATCCTCTTTCATAATGGAGCCTATAAAAAATGTTGCCCTTTTAAGCTTTCCTGCCTTGCATAAATTAGACAAATATACAAATTGCTTTTCTCCTATCCTCAAAGTGCTAGCAGTTAATTCCTCAATGGTTTCTTTGCCGGCAACATACTTTATAAAGTTCACGGAGCAAAACCCGCCATCCAAACTGATGAATTTATAGCATTCGTTTTCTATTGGCAATAATCTGTCAGTTAACATGTCGATATTTCTATTCCCGTCGTTCATACAAAATAATTGCCTTTTGCTTGATTTAAGTTTCTTGAGCAATCCTATATCAGTTATAGTTGTCATATACATCACCTACTATATGTCATAATGCTATAACTTTTTATGTAAAAGCATTTTTTTAAGCATTTTATATGGCATAATGCTATATTTATACATTCCCGAATCCCTGATCTTTAAGAGGGTCTTTCTTTTCAGGCTCTTCCTTTGGCACGTTCCGTACTTTAGAGAGAGGGTTTAAGAACATCCTGTCCTCCATCTTAATAAGCAGATCTTGTTTCTTATTTATGGCGGTTTCAATTCTTAAGACCCCATCAGTTGATACCATGTCTATAAGTTGTTTTTTGATTTTATAATCAAATTCATCACTGTCATTTATATAGTCCTCAGTATCATCCGAATTCTCGCTTATGTCCTTTATTCTATCCATGCGGTCAAGCAATTTGAGGTATTCGCTGAATGTTTTACAGTATCGTGCCAAATGCCCTGTATCGCCGCTTGAAACAAAGTCAGCGCCCTTATACAGTTCCATTATCTCCTGCCACTTTTCAAGGGCTATAGGATCTTTCAGGACAAAATCAGGGCAAGCGAATTTACTTTTGCCAATTTTTATTTCGCCTTCCTTGCGACGTTTCTTTTCTTCGTTCGTTAAGTGCTTTTTTCCTTTTGCGACAAGAATATCTATCGGCTGACCTCTGCGACCTGCCATAATATCACCTTCTATTTGCAAGATTAGTTTTAAACGATTCATTTAGGGACATTTTTATGCGGAAAAA